AATTAACATAACTATTGATTATCAATAACTTAGCAATCGATTTTCAACATGAGTTCAACATAAAGTCTACATAAGTCAACATATATGGACACCAAAGTAACAATATTCAAGAACATACGGGAGACTTCTACTCCATTCTACCGTGATGTAGCCTCTATCCTTGATAGGATACGCAATGGATCAAGCAAAGACTTGGTCAAGGAGATAAGAAAAGAAACCAAAGACAAGTCAGTTAGGAATGAACTGAAGAAAGAACTACCAGCTATATGCTTTTCGGGTCAGTTCACAAAGAGAACAGACAATGCATTAGTCGAGCACTCAGGTTTGATATGTCTTGACTTTGATGGATACGAGAAGCAGAAGATACTACTAAGCGATAAGGAGAACCTATCTAAGAACAAGTACGTGTACTCTGTATTCATATCGCCATCAGGGAATGGTCTTAAGGTTCTAGTTAAGATACCACAGGATCCTGATAACCATCAGAACTATTTCAATAGTCTTGAGAAGCACATGAACTCCAAGTACTTTGATAAGACATCAAAGAATTTATCTAGGGTATGCTATGAGTCATACGATCCGCTGATATACATCAATGAGAATTCATCAATATGGACAGATATTGAGGAGCCTGAGTATGTAGAGATAAAGAAACACGTTGACTCACCAACGATTCCAATTACAGATGAGAACAAGATAGTTGATATACTTATCAAGTGGTGGGAGAAGAAATACCCAATGGATGAGGGACAACGAAATCAAAACACATACATATTGGCTATGGCATTTAATGACTTCGGTGTAAACAAAAGTCTAGCCGCATATGTACTAAACAGGTTCGAGTCTAAAGACTTTCCACTATCAGAGATACAACGCACAATAGATTCAGCATACTCAAACACTCAAAACTTCGGAACGAAATACTACGAAGACGAAGAGAGGGTAAATCAAATCAAAGCCAAACTGAGGAGGGGTGTGCCAAAAAAGGAGATTCGCATCCAACTGCAAGACTCCAACTTGGATAGCGATATAATTGATTCGGTTCTTAACAAGGTTGAGGAGGAGAGTTCAAAGCATATCTTCTGGAGTAAGAACGATAAAGGAGTCATTAAGATAATCCATATCTTCTTTAAGCAGTTTCTTGAAGACTTTGGATTCTATAAGTACTGTCCTGAAGGTGGTAAGAACTACGTGTTTGTCCAGGTAACTAACAACTTGATTGACCATACATCAGAGAAAGAGATAAAAGACTTTGTGCTTGACTACTTGCTTGAGCTTGATGATGTATCTGTATACAACTACTTCGCAGACAATACGAGATTCTTCAAGGAGGAGTTCTTATCTATGTTGTCAACGATTGATATATACTTCATTGACGATACCAAAGATGCAGCATACTTATACTATAGGAACTGTGCAGTTAAGATAACAAAGAAAAGTATTGAGCCTATTGATTATCTTGACCTTGGTGGTTACGTATGGAAAGACCATGTAATCGATCGTAACTTCAGTATATGCGAGGTTACAGACAGGTGTGACTATCGTAAGTTCATATCCAACATATGTAGTGGAGATGAGCAGAGAATAAAAGCAATGGAGAGTACGATAGGTTTTATGCTTCATGGATACAAGAATCTATCTTACTGCCCAGCGGTTATACTTAATGATGAGGTCATCAGTGATAATCCTGAAGGTGGTACAGGTAAGGGACTATTCATGAATGGTCTATCTCAAATGAAGAAAGTAGTAACCATCGATGGTAAGTCATTCACGTTTGAACGATCGTTTGCATATCAGTTAGTATCAGCAGACACTCAGATACTTGTATTCGATGACGTGAAGAAACACTTTGACTTTGAGCGATTGTTCTCTGTAGTTACAGAAGGATTGACACTTGAGAAGAAAAACAAAGATGCTATCAAGATACCATTCAGTAAGTCACCTAAGATTGCCATAACAACTAACTATGCTATCAAGGGATCTGGTAATTCATTCGCACGTAGGAAGTGGGAACTTGAGTTACACCAACACTACAATAAAAAGTTCACTCCTCTTGATGAGTTTGGTAAACTTATGTTCGGTGATTGGAATGATGAGGATTGGTGTGAGTTTGATAACTACATGGTTAACTGCTTGGTTAACTACTTGAATACAGGTCTTGTTAAGAGTAAGTTCGTTAACTTGAATATACGTCAGCTATCAGCTGAGACTTGCCATGACTTTATTGAGTGGTGCGGATTGATTGACAAGGAAGACAATAAGATGCTTGAGCCTGACAAGAGATTATACTTGAGCGACTTATACTACGACTTCACTGAAAACTATCCTGACTATGGACCAAGGTCAAAGATGACCGTATCACGTCAGAAGTTTTCTAAGTGGCTACAATCTTATGCATTGTTCAAAGAGAATACTCAACCTGAGATGAACAGAGATATGAGAGGTAAGTGGATCATCATCAAGTCAAAGAAGAATAACCCAGAGTTGAATGATGGATTCTGATATTATCAAGAAGATACCTGGCTACTCCGATAGAGATATGTACCATTGGTGCAGATTACTTGAGAATGTAGTAGATAAGAAAGAAGTAAAGAAAGTAAAGGTAGGAAATAAGTACGAGGAGAAGTTCGTACTGAAGTTCAATACTGATTTAGAAACCAAAGAACGAATACACAACAGTGTAAAATATTATCGAAGCAGAATGGAAGATTACAAAGTAGAGTTCAGGGATTATCAAAAGAACATCATAGACAGAGGTACGGAGGTGATAATGAAGTATCGCTTCTTGTACCTCGCTATGGAGGTAAGAACTGGAAAAACATTAACAAGCCTAGGCATATGCGATAGGCTAAAACCAGAGAGGGTACTATTCGTAACCAAGAAGAAAGCCATATCAAGCATTGAAGATGACTATGATTTGCTTAACCCTAGTTACGACATGGAGACAATCAACTATGAGAGTTTGCACAAGATAAACCATAGCAAGTTTGACATCATCATACTAGACGAGGCTCACACTCTTGGTGCATATCCTAAGCCAAGCAAGAGGGCGCAGCAAGTAAAAGACTTGATATACTCTACAAAAGCTCGTGTGATATTGCTGTCAGGTACGCCAACTCCAGAGTCATACTCTCAGATGTACCACCAGGTGTATGGGATACCTAACAATCCGTTCAATCATTACAAATCATTCTATCGTTTCGCTGATAAATACGTAGACGTGAAACAGAAGAAGATAAATAGTTTAATGATGAACGATTACGACAGAGGGAAGGAATCAATCATTGAGATGATGAAGCCATACACGATATCATACTCTCAAAAAGAAGCAGGGTTTGCTACAGAGATTGAGGAAGAGATATTAACAATTCCATTACCGAAGAATATATTGGACATAACCAGGAGATTGAAGCGTGATCTTGTAGTGCAAGGAAAGGATGAAGTTATACTTGGAGATACACCTACGAAGCTGATGCAGAAGGTACATCAACTATGCTCAGGAACAATTAAGTTCGAGTCCGGCAAGTCTATGGTGTTGAGCACATACAAAGCTGAGTACATCAAGGATAGGTTCAAGGGTAAGCGAATAGGTATCTTCTATAAGTTCAAAGAAGAGCTGAACGCACTCAAGCAAGTATTCAGTAAGGATGAATTGACTACAGATTTGAGTGTCTTTAAAGAGACTGATTGTCAGGTCATAGCCTTACAGATTGTTAGTGGGCGTGAGGGCATATCCTTACGAGATGCAGACTATCTAGTGTATTACAACATTGACTTTAGTGCTACAAGTTATTGGCAATCAAGAGACAGAATGACAACGAAAGAAAGGACGTTTAATAAAGTCTATTGGATATTCTCAAAAGAGGGTATTGAACAAGAAATATACAAAACGGTAATCAAAAAGAAAGACTATACTACTAATCACTTTAAAAAAGACTTGCTATCTTTGGTATAACACCAAAAGAATCGACACACTTCTACCCTGTCGATAAAGCAAAATGAAAACCAATGTACACGTATTACGCAACAACTTTAACCCGAAAAAAGTATTACTCATATCCGACGCACACTGGGATAACCCAAAGTGCGACCGTGAGTTACTTAAGAGTCATCTTGACCAAGCCAAAGAAATCGGAGCAGACATTCTGCTTAACGGGGACACATTCTGTTTGATGCAGGGAGCCTATGATCCTCGTAAGAACAAGTCAGACATTAGGCCAGAACACAATAAAGCAAACTATCTTGACGCTGTTGTAAACGATGCTGTTGAATGGTTCTCTCCATATGCTCACCTAATTAAAGTGGTAGGATATGGTAACCATGAGACCAACATTTTAAAGCGACAAGAAACAGATGTAATTGAAAGATTTGTATATGGACTTAACTCAATCAATGACACCAATGTAGAAGTTGGAGGTTATGGTGGTTGGATAGTTTACAACTTCGCTCGTGAGCCTAGCAAACAAACTGTTAATTTTAACATTAAGTATTTTCATGGGTCTGGAGGTGGTGGACCAGTGACGAAGGGAACCATTCAGTTCAATAGAATGCAGACATTTGTAGAAGGTGCTGATATGATATGGATGGGACACGTTCACGAGGATCATGAGTTGACGTACACAGTGGAAAGGCTAACACAAAAAAACAAGATAAGACTTAAAGATATTCTCATGATTAGAACTGCCACATATAAAGAAGAATACAATGAAGGGAAGTATGGATGGCACGTTGAGAGAGGTGCTCCTCCAAAGCCTTTAGGTGGACGATGGTTAGAAATGCATCCACAAAGAGTTATCAAGGACGGCAAAGAAGAAATTAAAGTAAACGCTTTTACATATAAAATAAAATGACAGAAGAAGATTTAGTGAATAAGCCATCTCACTACCAGGGTGAGATAGAGTGCATTGAATGCATCAAAGCATCAATGAGCAAAGAACAGTTCATTGGTTACTTAAAGGGAAATATAATAAAATACACGTGGCGGTTTGACCGCAAGAATAAGTCAGAAGATGTAAGTAAAGCTCAAGTCTATATGAAGTGGCTTGGAGAGGAACTACAAAAAAAAGACAAATAAATTCATATATTCGTAAATAAATCAAATGCA